ATCAGAGCCTACAATGACGGCCAAGTGGCACTTATCGCTCAGGCTAAGACCCAGCATAAGAACGCAGAGCAACCCTACTGGCATGTGAGGAAGCAACAAGCCAGTTACTCAATCTGGGAACGATTAAGCAAAGGCTTAGTAAACACCAAGGAGGCGTCAGATGCTGAGTAAAGCTCTAACCTGGTTCCTCACAACCTCAACCATCGTCGGCGTCCCTGTGTTGCTTTACATCGCTGTCATCGGTGCGCAACGAGCACTCATGACCGTTACCTGTGAGACTGCTCGCTACGGTTGTAGCCGCTCGTTTGTGCAATCTGTTGATTGGATAGCGGAGCAAGTAACTGATGACACCGATGTAGTTGTAACACCAAGAAAACGTAAATAAGGAGACATGACTATGACTAATCAACCCACTGAAAAGGCTTTAGAATTTTTCTACAGGGATGCTGACGCCAGTAACTTTATCAACGGGCTACTTGAGGCTGGGAAACCAGCTAGAACGATAGCGGAAGCACTCCAGGAGTATATGAATCAGATGAATAAATTTGAGCTTATGGCGATTTACCATCAACTCATGGTCCACGTTGTTGAAGCGACCGACTGGGATGAGGTTGCCAATCGTGCGCTGTGCGATTGGTATGGCGCTCACACTGATAACCAATAACAAGGAGAAACTATATGAATGATAAGATATTTCAAGCATTTATCGCTGCTCAGAAGCAATTCGGTCCAGCACTTAAAAGCTCTACTAATCCTCATTTCAGATCACGATATGCCGATCTGTCAGCGTGCGTTGAGGCTGTAATTGATGCACTAAACGCTAACGGGCTTGGCTTAGTACAGATAACTCATCCGTGTGAGTCTGGAGTCTCAGTTGAGACAATCCTGGTTCATGAGTCTGGTCAGACCATGAGCAGCGGAGCGCTACACCTACCAGCCAGCAAACAGGATGCTCAAGGCTACGGATCTGCACTGACCTACGCTCGAAGGTATAGCCTGATGGCGATCTGCGGCATAGCTCCGGAGGATGACGATGGAAACAAGGCTTCAAGACCTGTTGAGATTAAAGCTAAGGACATAAAAGTAGAGCGAGTCTCGGTGGTTGATAAAGCTACTGGAGAAGTCACTGAGGTTATGTCGGCAACTAAGGATTCTAAGAAGTCACGGATTGAGAAAACGATCTACGACATCAGAACACTCGCTGAAGAGCAGCAACCAGCCGCAGCGGAGTATCTCAAACAGCACTCGTGTGAGTACAGCGAAGCGCTAGGCGTATGGACCTGTCCAATCCGCTTACAACGGCTACAGAGCTGTATCGTGGAGAAGAAGTAAATGCGTAAGCTGAGAACCGAAAAGCCTCTAAAACCAAAACAATCAAGACCTTATGATGCTCCTCGCTCTGGATATATACGCTGGTCAACTCAGGTAAAACCTGAATTGCTCAAAGATTTTAAGAAGGTAGCTGAGAACGAGGATAAAGTATTGATTGACGCAGTTGAGGAAGCACTGACTAATTGGACTTATTATACAGGAGACGAGTAATGAACAAGACATCGGCTACAAGGGCTCTAGGATACGTTATAAGCAAAGATCGCTACCTGGGTGATGGTAGGATAGCCATGAGAGAGAAAAAGGCTTATATGGCCGGTATAGAGGCTATAAGAGAGGTTCTATCTTACAGACTGGATCGGTTGTTGTGGAAAGCTGAGAAGAGCGATTCAGATTATGACCGAGCTAGGCTCGACGGAGCGCTCTGGTTGTATGAGGTTTTAGAGGAAGAAGATTAGAAACACTGGTGAGTAATTCAGTTGGTAGAATGATCGGCTGTTAACCGATTCGTCGCAGGTTCGAGTCCTGCCTCACCAGCCAAAAAATATCCGGTCTGGGGATTTAGGGCCCTGGACCGGATTAAACAGATGACTAGTCCGTTTACGGAGACACGCCTGAACGTGACTCCTCTACGCTACCAAATCTGGTAGCCAACTCAAAATCTCTTTTTAAGACCAAACCTCTCAGCAGCTTCATTAGCTCTAGTCTTTAGTTCTGGATCTGTATCAACTTGATACAGATCGCTTTCTGGATCTTTATAATGGATCTTACTAGGGATCTTAGTAATGGATCTTACTAGTGTATCAACTTGATACAGATCAGACCCCTGTTTTGATACAGATCGACCCTCGTTTTGATACAGATCCGTAATCTCATTAGTCTCATCTGTATCAACTTGATACAGATCGGTGAGCGCAAGGTAACGCTTTCTACCCTGCCTGTAAGCCTTAACGTACCCTTCAGAAATGAGTAGTTGAATGGATCTTTCCGCCGTTGCTTCAGATTCATTTATTCGCTCGGCAAACTCAGCACGAGAGATAAAGCATCCATTAGGATTATTTTTAAAACTTAAAATAATTCCATAAATGAGAACTTCCCTAGCAGTTAACTTGCCTTTAAGCAGATTCTTAAACGACTTGTAGAAATGATGATTCGCTGGTAAATTATTCATAGTTCATATCCTTAAAGCCACTCCTTAGCCGCCAAGCATCGAGTGGTTTTTTTATTTCTTATTCCTATTCTTCAGCCATTCCTCAACCTCCGAGATTCTAAATCTCCGCAACGCATCAATTCTCATCATCGGCAACCCTTCAAGTATTAGCTGCTCGAATTTAGCTCTCGATATTTTTAAGTGCTTTAGTAGTGCGTTGGTGTCCATCCAAGGCTCTACTTGTTTTATATTGTTTTCCATGCGTGTATATGCTATTCGATTGGCGGTTATAGATCAACAAAGGAATTATTATGGGAAGACCGCTTCAAACCTGGAAACAGAAAGGAATTGATATAGCCGCTTGGCCAACCAAAAACGGTGGCGTGAGCTTCACAATCCGCAAAACGTACAAGCCTAAAGACGCAACCGAGTGGCAGGAGACAAAAAGCTACTTTTCAAACGAACTCCGCATCCTCGCAGACCTGATTAACCAAGCCACAACCTGGGCTCATGAGGAGTTTCAAGAACCTGTATCACACGTTGATACACGTCCAGCTCATCCCAAGGTTGCCGCAGTAGTTAAGGAGATAATCGAAGACGACATCCCATTTTAAGCCACAGGAGACACAACGTGACACGTTTTAGACTAGACCAAGGGGAAGCATTCAACGCAGCGATAGCAGGGCTACAGCGGCGTTTTAGGGCCATACAGAGGAACGCAAAGGATAACCAGGGAGACATCACGCGCGACGAGTTCTCAACGGACATACACGGAGCAATAGCAGAGGCTACGGTAGCTAAGGTTCTGGGACTCTACTGCAATCTCAGCAGTTCAGACAGAGCAATCCCTGACGTAGGGCATAACGTAGAAGTGCGGTCCAGCACTAGACTCACAGCATCAATGCCAATTCGCGCCAGGGATAAAGACGACTACAAATACTATTTCGTGGTCGGCATATACCCCGACTTGCGGATTGTAGGTTGGCAGTGGGGTAGGGTCTGCAAACAAGACAAATACTACATTAGCAACGATAGAAACGGGAATGCGCTAAAAACCCCATACTGGTCAGTTCCGCAGTCAGATTTAATCCACGAACTCATACACGTCGAAATGGACGAGTTAATTTAGGTGCAACTATGAAAATCTACAGTCTCCACACAATCACTGACGGCAAATGGCAAGTCACTCTCACAATCCGAGAAAACGACGACTACAAATACAAGTACGAATCCAGACCGGATCTCAGAGAGATAATTGACAGGAACTATAACTGCGAACCAGAGGCACTCGCTAAAATTGTCCTAGAAACAGTAATGTCGTGTGAAGCTGTGCAGGTAAATCTTTTGTGCGGTCCTGGCGTCTATATGGAGCGACAATGAAAAAAGAAGAATATGACCGCTACGCAGATTGCTACGTTAGGATGCTGGAGGAGGAGGACGTAGAGCCTTCATGGGATGAGCTGCGAGAGGCGTTTATCTCAGGATGGAAAAACGCTCTACTCAGAACAAAAATCCACGAGGTATACGACCTGCTCGATGACCTGCGAAAACACTCTCCAGATAACGATGACGATGACTGGGGTGACGCATAATCTGTATACTGCTCATGGGCAAACTATACGGAGGATTATATGCCTTTAAATAAAAAGGGACTCAAAATAAGAGCAGCACTCGAAAAGCAGTACGGGAAAGACAAAGGGGATCAGATTCTCTACGCTATGGAGAACGCTGGGAAGATTAAGAATATCACTAAGGGGAAAAAGAAAAAGTGATAAACTCTAAACAGAAAGGCAGCGCCGGAGAACGAGAGCTAGCCGGAAAGTTACGAGAGTACGGATTCGCTGCAAGACGTACTCAGCAATTCTGCGGAGCAGCCGGAGACGCTGACGTAGAATGCACCGAATTATCCAATTACCATATCGAATGTAAACGGGTAGAGCGGTTAAATATCGACCAGGCAATCAGCCAAGCAGTAAACGATTGCCACGACAAAACACCAATCGTTGCTCATAGACGTAATCATAAGCCCTGGCTGGTGACAATGTTTTTAGAGGATTGGCTCAAGTTGGTCGATGCAAAAAGACAAGAACACCTATAACCACAACCAAGAACCAGTATCTCACGAGACTCCAGAACGGAGCTTGTGGTTCGCAGTTATCGAGCGAGCACTAAAAGACTACTGCTACTTCTTCGACCGACTTAATCACTCAAACAGTAACGACCTGCTCAAGCACGACAACGTCAACAAACTAACCAAAAACGAGTTCAACCTAAAAGCAATCGCAGAACTAAACAGACTGCGCTGGTTTATCTTCGCTAAAGACCCAATACCATTCAACCTGGAATACCTATCAGAGCAGCTTTACGATGATGGTCACGGGATAGCCTCACAGATTAGAAAAGAGGCTGCGAAACATTTCAAACTAAACTTAATGGAAGCAGAGAATACCGGACGATATATTGCAATCATCCGGTATGTGTATGAATCGACCACAGCGTATAAAGCAGAGCCAGCTTCAGAAGAAAGCAAGCTAAGACATAAACGCTTTCGGGTTCTAGTCTAACGCTTTTTCTTATCCTTAATCGACCAGACCTGAGACGCACCATATAACAAAGCTCCAGACAAAACAGGAGTGGCAGCCTGAGCAAGCTGGTTCGACTCAGCCTCAGATACGCCAATGGTCAAAAGACCACCAGCAAAAAGGGTAAGCAAGTGACGTACTACCGATGCAATAATTAGTTCCATAGGTTCCTCACCTTTCTAAATAATAAAACTGGATGACTGCAATCACGCTCTGAGGGTTTCAAAAAAGGAATGGGGCTTCCTTTGCGATTACAGTTCATCCAGGCGGTCCAGTAAAAACTGAGATCGCACTGTTTAGTGTTCTGCTTGAATCGCTGTAAGTCAATCTTAGAGTTCGCCTCAGTGCCGTCTAAATCAGCTATACACGGCTTAGAGAGTTTAGGAGCAATTCCGTGTCGTTCACAAACCGTCCCTCGTAAACAACGTCCCCTGAGAGGATTATCCACAACGCTACAATCAGGCAAAGTAGCAGATACAGCACTAATGAGAGCTTTTCTAGCGGTTCCATTGAGGTCACACTCCAAACAAGGCGAGACATAACACGTTAGCGAACCTTTAGACTGCT